CCATACTTTATCCATTCTTCCTTGAAGATGTCCGAACCCGCATTGGTAAAGCTCGCCATGTACTCTTGTTTAAAAGCAAAGGAACTCAGGGTCTTCTTGGCAGACTCAATCTCTTTTTGGTCAATCAAAGGGTTATCTGCGGTGGTGAAGTGCCAACTCTTCCAGTCAGGATCATCTTCACTCTCACCTAATTTAAAGGTATCGTAGAACCAATTACGCCCTTTAGGAGTGCCGATGAATAATGCTCTTCCTCGTTTATCAGATAGAGAGGCTCGAATAACTTGTTCCCATGCTTCAGGCTTAATGTCTGCTACCTCATCTAGTACAGCATAGGTCAAGGACACACCACGAAGGGTATCAGGTCTGTCAGCACCACGAACATAGATTCTTGCTCCGTTTATCAGAGTGATATCTAGGTTGTTCACATGACTGTTTTGGATAATATCTCTACCAAGGTCTAACAGCAAGTCCCAGATAATCTGTCTGGATTGTCCCATAGTAGGTGATACATAAAGCACCGCAGAGCCTTGTGGACACTTTAAACCCTCAATCAAGAGCGTTACTGCCGCCATCCTAGACTTACCGCATCTACGACCAGCAGCCACTACCTTAAAGCGTGTCGTATCCTTAAATACCTCTTGCTGCCAAGGAAGTAAGCTAAAATTCAGGTCAGCCATATTTAGCCTCTACATCTTCTGGTTGTTCAGTATCAATGATAGTCGGCTCTTGTCCTAGTCCTGTGATATTGATTGTCACAGCACTCCTTTGACTCTTATCCTTCTCAAACATAGAAACAGGTAATGTCCTGTCTAAACACATCTTCAAAGCAACCAATTGATGTGGGTGGTCATCGTTTAAAGCTATCTCTATGACCTTCTGAGCAACATCCTTACCTCCACTCCTAATCATTAACTCCTTAAGCTCCTTGAGCCTCTGGTGGTCTGTCTTAGGCAATACAGCAGGCGGGTTATCAGCAAACCTCTGTATGGTCATTTTGACACTTCCTTTTGGTCGTCCTCGTCCTCGTTTTTCCATGTTGTTCCTTTTTAGCTTTTTCTGAATGGGGGAAGCACCACAAATATCTACCACTCCCACCTACCCCCTCCCCCCCCATCACACCAGGGTTTCTACCAATGTCTTTTTATACAGTACTGGCTAAACGTACAGCATAGGGTTTACCCTTACCTTGTCTAAATGCGAATGATTCTTATTTAGATTTGGTAAATGCGAATGATTCTTATGCACCTTTTTCAGGGTACTTGTCTTTTTGTTTGTCATTGTGTTTGCCTATACGTTACTCTTATCTATTCCTATGCTATCCATTATTAGATCATCATCATTGGGGCTGTTTGTTTGTTCGCGACCTATATTTAAAATACTCAATTCCATGCCAGGACGAAACCCTTGATTGTGGGCATAACTGTATAGGTCTAATACGTTTTCAAAACCCCTGCACAAATTACCCTTTCCAGCTGCTAATAAGATCATTTTTTGCTGAGCTGATAGTGTTCGCTGAAAGTACTTAGTTGAAGGGGTTGAAGGTCTACCCATGATTCACCTATAAAAATAATTTAAATAAATTGTACTTTATTAGGGTAAACACCTATGGTTTTTTTATTTTTAGGCCATAAAATTACTTTACTTTCAATAGGAAAGTGCAACAAATAGGCGTCAACATGAAAACACTTACTTGCAATGAAATACAGTCCCTAATGCGTAAAGCCAAAACCTTAGAGCAATTCCATGCACTAAGCGTTTTGTATGTGCAAACCCTGAAAGAAAAGCACAAGGGCAAAACCTACACTTGCTATCAATCCAAGGGGCAATCATGAAAAACGGGTTTTTAGACTACCTAGTAGCGATAATTTTGGGTTTGTCATTGTGTGCTGGTTTACTTGCATACTTTGATATTTTAGTTAAATAGTTCACAATTTTTAATAGGCGTTCAAAATCATGGATAAGATCACACAATCAATCGAATCACTTAACAGGGCTAAAAACGGGGAATCATTAGCCAATTACCAGGCAATCATGCAGGGGTTTGCTGATAAGGGAATTTCAGCAAATGACATTATTCCCCGTGAAAACGTGTTCACCTACAATGCCTGGTTAGCACTCAATAGACAAGTGAGAAAAGGTGAAAAGGGCGTTAAGGTAGTGACATGGATACCAGCAAAACAAAAAGATAGTGAAAGTTCTTTCATGCTTTGCCGTAGGTCTACTGTATTTCATATTTCACAAACTGATGCGATACAGTAATTAGACTGTAAACCCTTAGCAATAGGGGTTTATGGCCTAGTGTCTACTAGGGTTTTTTCAACTTTTTATAGGTGTTCACAATGACTAAACAACAAATTTTAGCCCTGCAATCAATTGGCAAAGGGATAATTGAAGCTGCAAATATTGACTCTATAGGCGCTCCAAGTGGCGTTATCTATAGCGCCCTAATGTCACAAGGGGCAACATTTAACCAATTTCAACAAATTACCAGCACATTAGTTCGTCATGGTTTTTTATCGCATGATGTTGAAGCTAATACTTATCATGCTACTAATGCGGGTTTGCAATGGGCAAACAAGGTTTAAAGGGGTTAAAAATGTTAACTATTTCATTGCATGAAAAAACCGATAATGATGGGTGGCAAACCATAAAATCATTGCTTATTGATAGTCCACAATGGGGGAAATTTGATATGGATTGGATTAGCACTCTAATAGAATCGGGTTCTATGGTTATCACAATAGGGCATACAATGTATTCTATTGATAAGTGACTAGGGTTTGTACCTATTGCTAAGTGGTTTCATTACCTTAAACTTTAGACTGTTAGCCCTTAGATTAGGGGCTAATGGCCTAGTGTTTTGACTAGGGTTTCATAAACTTTTTGAATAGGTGTTACATCATGAAAATCACATTAAAAACCAATGTTTTGCGTGCAGCTTTAATTTGTGCTGCTAAAAAAGATTTGCGTTATTACTTGCAAGGTGTTTGTGTCTCAATCAATCACACAGAAGTGGCAATGGTCTATGGGACTGATGGGCACGTTTTGTTTGCTGGGCAATGCCCAATTGAAGTTATAGATGCACCAGCACAATATGGGTTTCAAATTATCATTCCCGCTGACACTATCAAATCAATTGATAAAAAGGCCGAATTTATTGATCTTGAAACCATTGAAGGTGGTGCAAAGGATTATTACTTGTTAGGCAATGCCCGTTTTCAGGCAATAGACGCCCGTTATCCTGATATTTCCCGTGTAGTTCCCTCCCGTGATGCATTTCCAGAGCAAAAAATCAGTTATTTTGATCCTGAATTGCTTGTTAAGGGCAATGAAGCGTTAGCAATGTACTATGGGGATAAAAAGGGGAAAGTGTTTCCATTGCATCAAAGGGGCAATGATTCGGGCGTTATCCACAATAATCAAAATGATGCGCTGGTGGTAGTGATGCCAATGAGAAATGATCCAGGCACTTATCAAGGTCTAAACCCTGATTTTATGCAAGTGCAACAAAAAGCCGCTTAATTTTAGACTGCAAACCCTTGTTTCAGGGGTTTGTGGCCTGCAATTGGCGGGAAATTTCAACTTTATAGGTGTCAACATGAAAACTACAGTTTATTTTTCAGAATTTTGTGATCTTTTTGGAATGATTCGCCCTGACAATTTTTCTTATCAGGGCTTAAGAATACTTTTTGATTATTTTGAAGAATATGAAAATGATACGGGCGAATCAATAGATTGTGACGTAATCGCCATTTGTTGTGACTTTTCAGAAGATTCTTATGAAAATATTGCAGATCAATATGGCATTGAATTAGATGCTGAAATGGATGAAGATTACCAAAAACAACAAGTAATTGAGCATTTAGAAGGCGAAGGCGCTTATTTAGGCGATTCGATTAATGGCATCGTTTATCGGAATTTCTAATGATCTATGCTTGTATTGCGCTAATTCTTCGAATACTTACAAAACGCTAACCAACTAACCCGCCATTGTGCGGGTTTTCTTTTGTCTAAAATCAGCGATTAGAGCGATTATTTTCAATTCTCTAGTTCTACATCATCTAAGCGTAAAAAAGGCCTAGAAGGGGCTTTTGTCGCTTTTTAATGGCATTTCTTCGCATAATTTGCGGATCGTTTCATTCAATGCGTCAATTTCTAGCATTTTCCTAATTGACCAGGCACGTTTTTGCCCATGCCAGCCTAGAATTGGGTTTCGGTGGCAATCAACGCATAGGGCAATGCAAGTGTACTGTAACCCTTGTTTGTAATGGTGAGCTTCGCTTGGTGGTGGTGCTTCGCATACTGAGCATGACAAGCTCTTAACCCTTGCAAGGTGTAGCCGTTCCCTTGTGTTTAGTTTGTTGTTCAAGTGGTGGCCTTCATCTCGATTCTGGCTGAGTATTGCTCAGTCCTCCAACACTCTATTCGTGCCTGCGCTGCTGTCATTAGCCATCGATACTTTTCTTCGGTTTCTACTGCCTGCCTGATGCCTTCTAAAATCTCGATGTAGTCCTGGTGAGCATAGGCGTAGGTTTCTTGTTTTCCAAGTACTTCTGTCCCTGCGTTTGCCATGAGTTGAGCTTTTCTTGATTTTCTGAATTCTTCTAAATAAATTCGGTCGGCTTTGGCTTTGGCATAAAGTGGCGCTGTATCGATGATGTACTGTATCGCACGAGTTGGCTCATTCATGTTCTTTCCCTTATGGCGTCCATGTGAACATAACCAGTTGAAGCGTCCAAAATTTCAATTATTTCGTTACGCTCATGCTCTGCTATCAGTTTTGCAAAGCGGATAAGACCTTCTTCATCAAACTTTAGTCCATGAATAGTGTGTTCTATTGCCAATTTAATAATTTCTTCTTTATTCATATTATTTCCACCACATTACTATTTTTTGATTTTAGGTAATCTCTAGTTTTCTGAATATATCTTTCAAATTCAGACCTAGAAATACTTGATTGTTGGAGGTCAGCAAACTCGATCAGCTCTCGAACTGCCTGAATACCCTCGCCTGTCAATCCCAAGCGCATCGTTGATTGATACCTTTCGGCTGCTTCATGGAGGGCTTTTTGAGCCTTTTCGCAAACTGGTAACACCTCTGGCCCTACACCAGCTCTCGCCATTGTTTCGCTTAGGTTCAACACCTCGGTTAACGTGTGCCAATCCTGAATTGTTCCCATGCCCTTAGTTATCGCATCTAAGGCTGAGTATTCCATCATCCTTAGTTTGTCTAGCTTGTCTCTGTCGGTAATGCAAGCGCCCTCGATAGCATGTTTCAATGGATTGAGCAACGCCCATACCCTGCGTTTAACTTGCTTCCTCATACCGATTCTTGTTTGTAGTTGAGCTTGTGATGTTGAAAGCGCATAGCCGCCTCCATGTCTAACTCTTTGAACTGTTCGTCAGATAACAAACCAATGACATCACGCCCATTGAACCAAATCTCTTTGATTGACTCGTTATAGGTTGTTTCTCCATCGTTTTCATACTCATAAACGACTGTAACAATCTCGCTACCTGCACCTGTGGTTGTGTCAAATTCCCATGTACTCATGATTCACTCCTGTTAAAAATTAAACTTTACTCTTGTTTGATTGGTATTTGAATAGGGATTTACCCTAAGTCTTCTTTCACCATAACTTCGACTGCAGGTGTTTCTGCATAAACCTTCGTCACATGAAGATTGACTACTTGTTTATCGTCAAGGTAGACAATTTCGTTCATCCCATCCAAAAAACACTTTGCTATGTTGTCCAGATCAGGCTTTTTAGTTGGTCTTAAGACTCCTGACAATGCGTCCTTACGCTTCTGTTTTGAATAAGAAGCGGGTATTCCAACTCTGATATAAATTGCTACTGTTACTGGCGTCTCCAAAGGTTCTGATGAAGCCATTGCAGCTTTAGCCATTAACCTGATTTCATCTTCATAAGTCTTTGTCTTCTGTGGAGTGTAGGTAGACACAAAATTGCCTCGTTTAGCAAACCTTGGTCTGCCTTTACCTACTGGCTCCCCATAGACTGTGAACATTGTCATAAAAGTCATTCAAGTGTCCCATCTCTCATTTGTGCCATGTAAGCTCGGATTCTGTCTCTAGCCCCAGAGCCATAGATTCGTTCTGCTCTCTCAAGCCTAGCCCTAATCAAGTCAGGCTTACGGCTTGTTTCCCAATTGTGATAAAGCTCCCTTGCTTCTGCTTGTTCAAGAATTACCCTATCACTTGGGTTTTCTACGTTACGTCTGCTCCAGGTCACCAGTAAGCTCCAATGCTTTGTTTATCAGGTAAAGCGGAACATTCTTTCCATCTTTTACTTTGTCTAACAGGATCATGGCTTGATGGTGGCTCATGCTTTGCTCCACTTGTGTTTCTCAAGCCACTTTTTAGCCTTCTCTTTAGCCAACAATGCTCCTTGTTTATCTGCCTCGGTAGATTGCTTTTCGATCTGCAAAACCTCTTTGGTCGGAATGTTTGGCCCTTGGTTGCACAAGTTTCGGAACTTGATGGCACTCGGAATAAACTCTCCATCCAGTTTGGCAATGGCAAAATCCATGCTTGGTCTGTATGTCAGGAATCGACCTAGTTGGCCTTTCCATTCTTGTCTAACAAAATCTGGGTCTATGCCGTCAAAGTGGCGATTAAATGGTGTTCCAAATATCGCCATCATTCGAGCAAAAATGTAGTCAAGACCTTCGTCTTGTGTACAGAAATCAGTTTCCAAGTAATTTGACATTGCCGCCTCCAATTAAGCCTCTTGTTAAACCAGAGATAACTCTTTGGTTCATTTGACCAGTCTTGCTTAGATTTTTCTCTTCAGGTTTTAGCCAATCAGCTTGCAGACCTTGAGAGCCTCTCGCACACCAAACAGTTAGGAAGTCGCTAAAGCTCATGCCTGCCTTGCCAGCTTCTTTTCTTGCGCTGTTTACAACAGTTTCAGTCACAGGCGCTTTCTTTGCTTTCCTGAGTTGTTTCCAATCATCCCAAACTTGTTGTTCAACATCTGGTGGGCAGGCAACGCCAGTTGCTTTCTTTTGTGTCTTGTGTTCTGTGTCTTGTGTTATGGGTAATGTGTTATGTGTAGCATTGCTTTCGGATAGCGTTGGCAATGCGATCGCATCTTTCTTTCCCCATCTAGCATTTGCACTAGCTTTAGCCTTCTCTGACTTGTCACCAGCCTTAGCTATTTCCTTGTTTGCTCTGTGATGAATCCATCCATTCTCTGTCAAAACAAAATACTCTCGCAATACGATTGCAATGCTTTCGGTATGCGAACGCATCCTTATCTGCCTTGATACTTCAGCTTCATCAAGTGGTATTGGGGTTTCGTGAAGATAGTACCAATCAAGCAAACGCCTGTAGACTAAATCTTCAATCTCAGAAAGATGAGAGGTGTGACTTTGATAGTCACCAATGTTGAACTGGTAATAGTGCATATTGTCCGCTTTTTAAACCACCCTTAAAGGAATTGCCAGCAGGAGAAGGGCTAACTCTTTTCGGTCGGGTAATTAGTCCGACCTAGCTGGATTCCATAATATCAAAACTATTCTACTTTGTAAACATTAAAGATTTTTTGTGAAATCAGGGTTTCCCTTAAAAAGCCTACGAGCTTGTGCATTCATCACAGCGTACTCAGCCTTAGAAAAGATGCCTTTAGCGTTCCTGATGTCAAAAGGATTTAGTAAGCAGCGACCTGTTTCATCTACTGTAGTCTTAACTCTCTTTTCAATCATGTGATCTGCCAAGGTGTACTTAGCTAAGTTATGGCGGCCTACTTTGACAATCTCAGTAGTGAGTTCACCTTTGTAGCGTAACTTCTTTGCTGTTGACAAAACAGTAGCCTTTGGCATACCAGTTAAGTCTGCCACTTCAGAAGAGGTTAAAGGGCCATTCTGTAAAGCCTTAATGAGTCTTTCTTGGGTCATAGTTTTTCTAGGTCAATTGGTTTGTTTAGGTGAAGTTCTAGAGTCCTTGCAAGCAAAGCCGTTACAGCCGCAGAGAAGTCCTCTGGATTATCCACATAGACACTAGCCATGCGATTAGCGTAGCCCTGTAGGGTTTCCGCACAAGTTTGTTCCATTTGTTCGATGTTCATGCCAAACATAATAATG